ATACCGTGTTCGTCCCAAAGACGTTTTGAGTAGATGGTGCGGAGGTAGTGAGCCTCCATCGCGTCGTCCAAGCGACCAATGCTTGTGAAGTACTGCTGCCGCATGGTTTCCCAGCGGAGAGCGGTGAACAGCAGGTTGTCGGGGACTTCCTTGCCGGGGTTGTTACGAGGGCGCTTGAGTCTTGGCATGGCTAGCGACGGCGCTTGTGGAAGAGGGTCGTGAGCTTGTCATCTAGCGCGATGATGGCAGCCGCATAGCTCCCTGGCTCTGGCGTTTCAAAAGACCAGAGCGAATTGCGGGCTTTCCGGGTCACTTCATACAGCAGGTCAAGCTCAACAGCATTAAACTCGACCTCATAACGGACCTCGGTGCGGTTAGCTGGCGCTCCTGTAGTGATGTCCTTCATGGTTTAGCGAGGGCAAGTTTTTTCTTGATGAGGGCTTGGAGCTCCTTAAAGCACTTGTCGCATTGCTTTTTGGAGGTGCTGCATTGCGCCCAGTCGCCTCTGGCGAAGGCATGAACGTATGCATCTTGAGCAGCTGAGAGGGACTGCTTTGCTTCCTCGATTTGCTGCTGGAGGGTGGCGGTGCTGGCGGGATTAGCGACATTGTTCATGTCAGTTCAGATCTCCTTTTCCGACGTAAAGAACCTCGAAGGATGGGCGCAACTGCTTGCAGCGTTTAACCGCTTGCTCGGCGCTGGCGCACCAATACCCAAGAGCGTCGTAACGCTGCTGCCTTTCGTCGTATCCATAGCAAACCCAGTGCATTTCGGTCGCGGGGATGCTGGTGATCATGCTGCCACCTCTTTCCTGGCTGTAATCCATTTTCCGAGAGCAGCTAGTAGCTGCGAGAGAGGGGGACCGTTGCCCCCGGTGATCCAAATATAGCCCATCCTGGATCCAGATGGGGATCAACCTGGAGCCAGTCTGTAACTAATCTTGATGCGAGTGCTTTGCGGACGGGAACTTACCTGGCTTGCTCTTGCCGCTATTGCCAGCTCGCTTCCTGCCCAGCCGCTCATAGCGTTCCTGGCTCCTGGCTTGCCCAGCTGCCGCACCATCCTTGTAGCCCGGTGGTTCAAGATCAGGTCTCTGCCTAAAGATCTCCCGCCAGTCCAGCGCCATCTAAAACAAGCCTTCTGCCTCCTTAAAGATGTCCCATGCGTCAACCCAGGCGCTCAGGCACTCGTCTGGCTCGCTTTGGATTAGACGGCATCTGCCAGGTCCGACGACGACCGTGTAACACCAGTCGACACTGATCTCCGGGTAATGGTCAATCAGCATCGACAGGTAACCCCCCAGCTGCGCGGTCGCGGGCTTTCGCCTGTCAACCGCTGGGCTGTTGCCAACAGTCTTTAAGTCGCCTAATGCGATCTTGCCGTTCTCTGTCCGAACCAGAAAATCAAAGCTGCCGCCAATCCCCTTGCGGGCATCGCATAGAGAGTGCTCGACCGCTATTGCTTCGCTGCCGTTAATCAGCCAGCAATCCTGCAAGGCATCCGTCCATTCGCTGTAGTTCGTCCGGGGTAACGCCTCAGCCGTCAACATCGCCTCGCAGAAGGCATGGACCTCATTACCTCGCGGAGCCCAGATGTGCTTCGTCTGATCGAAACGGCGTTGAGCTGCGGGATCTACGGGACTGGCGATCCGGGAAACGCTGAAGGGCAACCACCTCCCATCGAAGCGATAACGATGGATGTCCTCGAAAAACTCAAGCCCCTGAATTGGCTCTAGCATAGGGATGGGATAGGATCCTCAGCGGGTTCAACCCTATCACGATCTGATTACTAGATGGACAACTCTCTTACTAAGTTCCCAGTTGACGCCAGCCTCATGGAGCGCATTGAGCGCATCATGCCGGACTATCACCACAAGAGAACCTTTATTAATGCTCTGATTGACCAGGCATTGACTCGCCTGGAAGATGAGGCTCGCGCACGAGCTAAAGCTGGGCTGATCCGATCCGATTCCGCAGGTCCGAACCTGTAAATCGCTCCGTTCATCATGTCAGCACTAGACCGTGAGCGACGCGCATGGGAGCTTCTGCAATGGGTTCCGTTCTCCTTGCCAACGGAGTTTGACGAGGAGCTTGCAGCGCAGGGCTACTACACAAAACTGCAAAAGCAGCGAAGCGACGTAGCCCTTGACCAATGGGAGAAAGATCACCCTGCGCCGACTAGCTCAGAGCTAGAGGCGTTTCGAGAACTTGAAACCAGAGGTGTTTACAACCAGAAACAGTTCTTCTCCCCGAGTAAAGCAAAGGATGGCTACTACTCCAGCCGACTCAAAACCCACAACGATCAAGCCCGCAGCACTGGACGAGCATCAAGACCTGCTGCGCTTAATCGAAGATCACGCCGCCGCCGTGGTCTCTCATGAGAAGGATCGTACGAAGCACTCGCAGCTCCTTCGTCTATACGCAGAGGAGATCGGCTGCCCGATCAATGACAAGATCGCTGCTGCCTATGTAGCAAGGGCAAGCGGCTATGACCTCTCCGTCCCGGAGCCTAAAAAGCACGGGCAAAAGCTGAACGTTAATCCGACGCCTTGGTGTTGGGATGGACTGATCATGCAGGGGCTTTTTAACCTGCTGATCGCTCCGCCAAAGGTCGGCAAATCGGCATTGCTGACTGGCATGATCGGCGCATGGTGGCGCGGCGATGGATCGTTCCTTGGGCGTCGGTTTAACCAGCCATGCCCGAACGTTCACATCATCGGATCAGACCAGCCGGAATGTGACTGGTTCAAGCTCTTCGCTCGTGAAAGCCTGATCAGCGAAGACGGCATCATCGGCGGACCAATCAAGAGTCTTTGGTCTGCTGATGCCCCTTTAACGCTGCACGACGATGGCATCCGTGCAATCGCAGACATCGCAGCCGATGATCCTGGCTCGCTATTCATCGTTGATAGCTACCACGCCTGCGTCAGCCGCTTAGGCATCGACGAGGCGACCTCAGCGTTTGACGGTCCAGCGCGTCAGCTGATGAGCGCTGTTACGGCGCACGGCTGCACTCTGATCGTCATTCACCACGCGAACAAAAGCGTTGCTGGCGGTAATGCGACTAATGCCAGCCGGGGTTCTAACGCATTACCCGCAGCAGCATCCCAGCTAATCCTGATGAATTGGCTCCGCGCACCTGCAGACGGGCAGATGCAGCGCGATCAACGCGTTGTCCTGAAAACCCAAGGGCGAGCAAAGAGCACCACGCTGCTCGTAGAGCTGCAGGATGACGGCTGGATTAGCCACGGCGATGGCGATGAGGCATTAGCCCTTGAGGCTGCTGCAGACGCAGAGGAGGACCTCAGCGGACGCCAAGCGGATATGTACGACTACATGGTTCAGCGCAGCGAGGTAAAAGCAGCAGTCACCGTTAAGGAGCTGGCAGACCATCTGAACATCCCGGCAAAGAAAGCCGATCGCAGTCTTCGCAGCCTGATCAAAAAAGGTTTGGCTTGTCGCTGCGGCGAGCTTGCGCCTGGACTCGATGGCGGTCGTCCTGCTCATCTGTTCAGGGCGATTCTCGTTGGGGAGGACCCGGATGAGGGAGAAATAACCCCCTCCCCAGATTCCGGGGGGCAAACCGTCGTAAAGGGGGAAAACCCTCCCTACACGCATGAAAGTAGAGGTTTACCCCCTATTTCTCTTTTATCCCCTGATCCTGGGGGACGGGAGTTTTCCCCCCTGCCCTTTCCGGTCGGCTCCTCTGTCGAATTGCTTCAACCTGATGGCACCTGGACAAATGGCTGGATCGTCTCTAATGAATCCAAGCCATACGCCCTTACTGTTCAGCGCCTAGGCAACCCCGGCTTACGCAAGCGCGACCTCAGACCCAACCTCGATGTCCGCCCTTGCCTGGGCTCGCCTTTCCCGCAAACTGTCATCGCAACCGATGACGAAGAACCACTGGATTTCTGACCTATGTCCCGCATCGTTGCCAAAATCTCCTTTACCCCAGAAGAGCGTGATCATCTCGACGCTCAAGCAAAAGCCCTGAACCTCTCCCGCTCTGAACTCGTGCGCCTTCGTGCCCTGGGGGATCCTGCGCCGGGCTCTGCATTTACCCCGCCGCCTCTCAGCCTGCGCCAATACCAAAACGCCGTTACAGCCGCTTTAAAAGCCTCTAACGGTTCCTGCTCTCGTCCCATCGTTGAAGCAATCGCTGCTGCCGTCCTCTGCTCTGTCTATGAACCGCCCAACAAACGACCAAATGCAAGCCATCCTCAAACTGTGGGATGACTACTACCTAGCGCTGTACCAGCAGATCAATGACCCACAGCCCCCGTCAACGCCTGAACCACTTGGTCGAATCAGCCGCTTCCTCCGTCCAGCCGACTTGGGAAACGCTCGATGATGGCTGCATCCGTGTCTGCATTGGCAGTAACTGCGGCACCGTCTCCTCTCATCACCTAATCGAGCCAAAAATTAACCAGCTCAGATCTTCTTCACTTGCCTCCTAATTCAAGGCTGCTAAGCTCCTGCCACAGCGCCTCTTATTTGCCTCATGTCATTGTCTGCTGCAGATACCGCACAGGCTGAAATTCAAACTGCTGACATCAGCATTGACCTCGTTAAGCCATACCCTAAAAACTCGCGCAAGCATCCTGAGCATCAGCTCAAAGCGCTTACCTCCGCCATCAAACGATTTGGCTTTACCCAGCCGCTCATCGTCGATGAAGAATTCACAATCCTTGCCGGTCACGCACGTTTTGAAGCAGCTAAACGCCTAGACCTCGAATACCTACCCTGTCGAATCCTCCGGGATCTTTCGCCAGAAGAGAAGTCTGCTTACGTCATCGCTGACAACAAGATCGCAGATGAGTCCTCCTGGGATCACGAGAACCTCCTGGAAGAACTCGAAAAAATTACCTCCCTCGACTTCGACGAGGACATCGCTTCCATCCTTGCCCCCAGCAGCTTCGGGCTATCAGATGAAGAGCTGCGCTCGATCTCCGATGAAGATCGTCAATACAAACCGATCCTGAACCCAACTCAAGGCGCTGGTCTCGGGGTTACTGACGCCACTGTTCAACGCGAAGAGCAGCGGCTAGCTTCTCAGTTCAACGACAAAGCAGAGCAAGCTCTAATCCAGTTGACCTGTCCTCATTGCGATGAGTCCTTTACCATCGAAAAGAGGATCGCATCATGATGTCGCCCGAAGAGATCGGCGCGATCCTCGAAGGGCAGCAATACAAGTTCGCCAAGACGATGCCTTGGCTGCCCCATTGGTACACCCTTAAAGACACCTGGGACAATCCCTCCCTTTACCGGGATGTAATCGCCTGGATCCTCTGTCACGGCGAGCTCCGCGTCTGGGGTAAAAAGCGCACCGTGCGCCGTTACTTCGATTTCGGGGAATACCGCTATTGGCCGATGACGACGGATCCTGATGAATCCATCCTGCTTAATCGAGCCAGAATCGACACCGATAAATCCGAGCCTCTGCCGCCTGTCCCTGCCCATCCCTACGACGACGTAGCTCTTGAGTACGACCACATCTGGAGTGGCGAAGAGGCGTTGCAAGAGGATCGGCAGATCATGGAGATGATCGGCTACAAATCCGGCAGCGTCCTAGATATCGGCTGCGGTACAGGACTATTCCTGGATCACTACCCACACGCTGAGCCGTACCTGGGCATTGATCCCTCACAGGCAATGCTTAACGAACTGCTAGCGAAGCATCCAGAATCTCAAGTCCTCCCTCAGACCTTTGAGGACACAATCCCTGTCATTGGCGACACCCAATACGACTACGTTCTATCCCTGTTTGGCTCGGCGTCATACATTCCCCCACGCAAGCTCGCAAAGACGCTCTCCCTCGTAAAACCAGGCGGCAAGCTCTTCCTCATGTTCATCTCCCCTCACTACACCCCAATAACCCATCAGTACATCGAAAATCCGCCCTTGCTTTACAAGCACAAGTTCGAGAGCTACGGCGATGTCTCGACCCTAGGTAACTACACCATCGTTCAAGGATGAAATTCTTCCTCGATCAGACCGTTCATGAGGCAGCCCTAGACCGGATCCGCTACCTCTATTCCCAGTTCGATGATGTCATCGTCAGCTTCTCGGGCGGCAAGGATTCAACAGTTACCCTCAACCTCACTCTTCAGGTAGCGCGAGAGCTAAACCGCCTCCCCCTTAAAGTCGTCTTCCTCGATCAGGAAGCAGAATGGCAATCCGTCGTGGACTACGTCCGTTCTGTCGGCACAAACCCAGACATCGACCTCTGGTGGTTCCAGATCCCACTCAGGCTCTTTAACAGCGCCTCGTCTGACACTGATTGGCTGAACTGCTGGGCAGAAGGCGAAGAATGGATCCGACCTCAGGAGCCAAACTCCATTAAGGTCAACCGCTATAACTGTGATCGCTTCAAAGAGCTCTTCAAGCGCATCAGCCTTGTCGAATGGGGAGATAAGCGTGTCGCCTGGGTCGCTGGTGTCCGCTGCGAGGAGTCACCCGCTCGTGCCATGGCGCTAACCACCGCCGTTACCTATAAGCACATCACCTGGGGGCAGATCCTCGATAAAAGCAAAAGCCATTACACCTTTTACCCCCTCTACGACTGGAGTTACACCGACATCTGGAAAGCCATCCACGCAAACGGCTGGGAATACTGCAAAATCTATGACGAGCAATACCGCTACGGCATTAAGATCAATCAGATGCGGGTCTCTAACCTGCACCACGAGACCAGCTTCGTCAGCCTTTACTACCTCCAGGAAATCGAGAAGCACACCTGGGAAGCGCTCTGTCGCAGACTCCCTGGCATTAACACCCTTGGGCAGTTAAAAACCGATGCTTACGCTTGCCCGAAAACCCTGCCCTACATGTTCAAAGACTGGCGCGAGTATCGAGACCACCTCCTGAAACACATCTGCATACATCCCGAGCATCAAGCAAAGTTCAGACATTACTTCGAGCAGATGGACGAAAAGCTCCTGCTCTTCCCGGACAAAGAGGAGATGTATCGGGTTCAGATCAAAGCCGTCCTAAGCAACGACTACCACTTCACTCAGCTAGACAACTGGAAAACTCGCCCGCAAATGGCAGACTGGCGCAACTGGATGAAAGGTAAAACGCATCGCAACAACGCTAAAAACAAATACATCCAGCTTTCAATCCAGCAAGGCATCCAACCCGTTACCGCAGCAGAATGATCGACTTCTCCTCTCTGAAAGACCTGCCAGACTCTGAGCGTCTCGTCGCCATTGAGCAGCTCAGGCAGCAGCTCCATGAACTCAGCCCTGTTAAATCCCAGCCCGTAGATCGGATCCGCTGGGTGCCAGTCGAGATGGTCGAGCCTAACGATTACAACCCCAACAGCGTCGCCAAGGTCGAGCTAGGTCTGCTCTATACCTCAATCCTGCACGACGGTTACACGCAGCCGGTCGTTACGATCTGGGACGAAACCGTTCAGAAGTACGTCATCATTGACGGCTTCCACCGCTACTTCACTTGCCGGAACAATCAGGACATCCGCGATCGAAATTGCGGGATGCTTCCCATCGTTGTCCTGGATAAGCCAATTAACGACCGGATGGCATCCACCGTTCGCCATAACCGTGCCAGAGGTAAGCACTCCGTTGACGGGATGAGCAACATGGTTTTCCAGATGCTTGAAAACGGCTGGTCAGAAGCTGAGATCTGCGCTGAACTCGGCATGGAAGCCGAAGAAGTCCTTCGCCTAAAACACATCACCGGCTTCTCGAAGCTCTTCGAAAACATGCAATACAAGAAAGCCTGGGAATCAAAAACCCAGCTCAAGCTCCGCAAGCAATCCGAAAAGGAAGCCTCTGCCTGATCCGCGCTTCTTACTATTAAACAAATAGGTCGAGTTATGGCAGGTAAGAAAACAACCAACAAGGAGAAGGAATGGAGGATCGCTCGGGTCTCGGCGCTGAAGGCTCGCAACGTACCCAACTCCGAATGTGTCGCCTACATGACCCGCGAATGGGGGATCGAGCGTAGGCAGGCTTACCGCTATCTGGAATGGGCAAACGAGGTAATCCAAAAGGACTGGGACATTGACCGTCGTCAGCTGACCGCTGAATTGCTGGCGCAGCTCACGACACTCGCCCAAGAGGCTCGCAAATCAAGCCAGCCGCAGGTCACGCTCGGTTGCATTAACTCCATCGCCAGGATCGCTCGCATCCTCGAATGACCAGTGTTCTCTCTGCCATCCCTGGTGGTTCAGCCCTGTCTGAGGTAACGACTGGCGGGGTATTTAAAGCTGAAGATTATGAATCGCAGGTACAAGATCTAGCGAAGAACCTGACCGAGCCGCAGCGGGATGTCTACGACGCACCGGAGCGATTTAAACTGCTCTGCTCTGGGCGGCGCTTTGGAAAGACATACCTTTGCATTACGCGCCTGCTGAACTGGGCGCTTGAGAAGCCGGAGAGCCTGAACTGGTATGTCACGGCTAACTACCGGATGGCGAAGCAGATCGCCTGGCGTCAACTGAAGACGATGGCTCCTAAGGAGCTGGTAGTTAAGCGCAATGAATCAGACCTGAGCCTGGAGTTCATGAATGGTTCGATGATCGCGTTGCGGGGCGCTGATAACGAAGACAGCCTGCGTGGAGTCAGCTTGTCATCGCTTGTCGTCGATGAGGCTGCCTATGTCAAGCAGACTGCCTGGGAGATGGTGCTACGCCCAGCTCTTTCGGATCAGGGTGGTCCCGCTTGGTTTATTACTACCCCAGCTGGTCTGAACTGGTTCCATGACCTATGGGAGCAAGCCCAGGACCAGGATGATTGGCGGACCTTTTCATACACCACTATTCAGGGCGGCAACGTCCCAGCTGAGGAGGTCGAGGCAGCGCGTCGAACGCTAGACGAGCGCACCTTCCGTCAGGAATATCTAGCCAGCTTCGAGACCCTTGCTGGGCGCGTTTACCCTGACTTCAGCGATGAGAACATCTCCGAAGATGTCAAAGACACCGGCGGAGAAATCTACTGGGGCACTGACTTTAACGTTGGTATCATGGCTGGCGTTTTGGCTTCTCGTGTCGGCAACTCTGTGCATATCTGGGATGAACTCGCTGTAAAGCAGTCCAATACCGATGAGGTTTGCCAGATGCTGAAGGATCGCTTCCCTGGGCGAACGATCCTGGCTTACCCCGACCCAACGGGCAGCGCACTTAAAACCTCCTCTGCTGGGCGCACCGACCATGACATCATCCGGCGTTATGGCTTCCAATGCATCAGCCCGAAAGCAGCCTGGGCGGTTAAAGACAAGATCAACGCAACGAACTGGATGATCCGTACTGCTGATAGTCAGATGCGGATGTTCATTCATCCTCGCTGCAAGCACACCATTAAGGCGTTAAAGAACGTTACTTACAAAGAAGGCGCTGCTGATTATGTGATCGACAAATCAGCCAACATCGAGCACTGGACTGATGGCTTGGGCTACTTGGTCCTGGGGGCGTTTAACCCGATGTATATGCAGTCTGGTAAAGGAACTGGCATCA